CCCATCTGATAGTCGCCGCCTACCGTGTTCGAGCTGAACCTGAAGCGAAGCTCACGCCGTTGCTCCTTAAAGAACACCTGCTGCTCATACTTCTCGTTTGCCACAGCCGGGAAGGTGCGCAGTGGGCCATAGACTTCAGGCGCACGAGCATTGATTCTGCCTGTGATCTGGGCCGTCATGTCGCCCTGCTGCACGAAGTCAGGCTCAATCATCTCAACGTGGATTGAGCGACTGCGCGGGTTATTATCAGTGAGCAACGATATATCGCCCGTCTCGAAATAGCTTTCGATTGCGTTGAGCGCAGAGCCATCGATCTCATCAACGCCAAATTCATGCTGCCAGATGCGGTATAGATCCGGACCATTGTTAACCACGCGGATAGCTTCGCTTTCAGTAACCCGCGTATCACCGCCTTCTGTAATGCGGATGTCAGGAACGCCGGGACTAATTGGGTTGATGTCAGCAAGAATCGGGCGGTTAAGCGAACCAGCATAGATACCAGCAGAGCGCCCAATATTCGGCAGCTCCGTGTCGTACCATGTCTGCTCGCGGAAGTTATAGATCACAGCGTGCGTGCATTCAGTCGCATCGCCACGCGGATAGCACCACCAGATCTCGCCAAAGCGCGGAACCTTATAGGCGAAGATCTTATTCGCGTATGTCTGGTTCAGCCCATCAAAGAAGTAATTAATGTTCATGTTGTTCGGTACTTCGCGAACCACACCATTGTACATCATGAACCGGCCATCACCGACCCAGAAATAGATCCCATCATACTCAATAACGCCATTGACCGCGATGATCGACGAGGACGAACTAATTGTGTCGAACGCGAAAACATCCGTACCACCTGTGTAGTATGTGCGGATCAGGCTATCGAGCGTCCACAGGAGGCCAGCAGGGTTCTGACCACCACCACGCAGCGGTAAACCCTTGACGATCTTTGAGGATGAAATAAACGCATCGCCAGCATCGCCGGTAGTAAAGTTCGTGGGATCGTTTGCATCCGACCACTTCACGAAACCGTTCTGGGAAAACATAAACAGGTACGGGTGAAGCACCACAATGCCACCGCTCACACCAGCCGTTGGAATTTGCGTTAGGGGCGTCGTAGTATAGATGTCGCCGATATAGGCGGGAAAGTCTGTACCGGTTGAAATATCGGTTGCAGCATCTGTAGCGTGCGCGATCAACACAGTTGAGCTGCCAGCGCCGTCGAATAGCGCATCGAACTGCCACATGAATTCTGGGCCGCCTGTGTACCCTGCAGGTGCGCGTGAAACCAGAGAGCTGGTGCTGCCCGTTTCATCAATCGTCATGCGCTGTAGGCCCTCACCATAGCCCATATGGGTATAGGTAAAGTTGTTCAGTGACTGCAGGTGAAACTGATTGACAGTGCCTTCAACGAAATTCGTGATCTGCCGATACCCGCCGATCTTGCGTGGAAGCCCGCGCTGAAACCGAACCCACTGTCCGTCAACGTAAAAGTTCCCCTCGAACCTCGTACCATCCCGCTTGATACCGGGCTGTGAATTGATGTTGACGGGTACTAGGGTCATTAGATGACCGCTTCAGGCCATACGATGCTGAACGGATTAGCTTGCGTGGTTATGTCGCGCAATGCTTGGCGGTATGTAGCCCATGCAGCGGCGTCTGCCGAAGCGTCAGGTAGCTGCGTCCAGTCCGAAGCAGCCAACAGCCTGTTACGTTCAGCGCGGATAATAGGCCATTGCGCTCCAACCTTTGCTGCTGACTCGTCTGCGCTAAGGTCCGTCACAATGTAATTCTGCGTCCAAACGCCGTCGATCAACAACGCTGGGCCTTCTTCAATGTGCTGTGTGGCTGCATCGTGATATGGTGGCGTGACAATCTGCTTTTTGTGTACGCCAAAATGCTCAACCTGTTCTTCGGTCAAGCGGCGGGCGTAGCAATAGTTATCCGCGTCCCACTGCGTCGGCTCTACATCAAAGATGTGCCGTATGAAGGTGTCGCCTTGGGCTTGGACATACCACATTATTCTGCTTCCTTTGCTTCCCGCTTGGCGGTTACACGTACAACAGCCGCATCGTAGGCTGCTTGGTCTTCAATCTGTTCTTGCAACGCTGCCATAATAGCCAACACGTTGCCCATCTGTTTGCGCGTATCGTTTAATCTTTCAGCTACGTTGGCCGCAAACTCATTGTCTGTAGCTTTTGCCAACAAATACTCAAAGTTTTTGCGGTCAAAGTCGTAATGAAAATGTTCCACCTCACGCGCATACACAGCGTCCGCAAGAATGTCGTATTTGTAATCATCGCTGAGTTGTGTGTAAATCATGTAATATCTTTCGTTATTAAGCGGGGCTAAAAGCAACGCTTTGGCCATTAATAGGTGGCAGCGATCCGGGGTCTGCGTATTTAGTGCCGAAGCCAGTACCGGCGTTCCACGGGTACGCGGTAACATTAGGTGATGCAGCGTGCGCTACCGCGATAGCATCACCAGCAGGAGAAAACGTGGTGGCGTAACCTTGAGAAGGAGGTAGTGTAGCTGGATTGGTATATTTGGTTCCAAAGCCGCTGCCACTCCACGGGTACGCGGTAATAAATGGTGAAGAGTCATGTGCTATAGCGATAGAAGTACTTGCAGGATTAAAGGCAACGCTGTACCCATCAAAAGGAATTACCGTAGCTGGATTTGCGTATTTTGTACCGAACGCGCTGCCACTCCACGGGTAGGCGGAAACATATGACGCGGTAGCGTGTGCTAAAGCGATAGCAGTCCCCGCAGGACTGAAGGCTACGCCGCGGCCAGTGCCAGCGGGTAGTGTAACTGGGTCGGTATATTTAGTTCCAAAACCAGTACCGGCGTTCCACGGGTATGCTTGGATAAAAGGTGTTGTATTGGTTGCTACAGCAATAGCAGTACCCGCAGGAGAAAAAGCAACGCTAAAGCAATTACCGGGAGGTAGTGTAGCTGGGTTGGTATATTTGGTGCCAAACCCCGAACTGCTCCACGGATATGCGGTAACAAAAGGTGATGTGGTGTGCGCTACAGCAATAGAAGTACCCGCAGGGTTGAATGCTACGCCGTTGCCGCTACCAGTAGGAAGCGTAGCTGGATCGGTATATTTAGAGCCAAACCCAAACCCAATCCACGAATACGCGGTAATAAAAGGTGATGTACTGTGTGCTACAGCGATATTATTGCCGTCAGGACTAAAAGCGACGCTTTGGGCACTGCCTGCAGGCAGCGTGGTCGGGTTGGCATACTTGCCGCCAAAGCCAGTGCTGACGTTCCACGAGTATGCTTGGATAAAAGGTGTGGTGCTAGTTGCTACCGCGATAGATGCTAATGCCGCCGCGTTGCCTGTTTGATACAAATAGTTTGCCATCCACTTAGTTGCAGTAACCTTAATTGCCATTAACGTATTATTTGGGTAGACACTTAACGATCCCGTTGTCCCGTCGCCAAAAACTAGCGTGTCGCTGGTAATTGCCACATTAACGCGCGTACCGCCGTTTTCGGCGGTAAACAGTACCACCGTACCAATAGGGAACGCAACGCTGGCGTTAGCGGGTATGGTGTATGTGCGGACAGTAGTGTCGGCTACAGGGTGAAATATCTGCTTACCAGCATCACCAAGAACCAGTGTGTAGTTTGCTGATTGGCTGTTTTGCGGATACGCCACTGCGTTCGATGGAAGCGCGGTAGATGCCCAGTTTGTGCCGTTACTTGTTAAGACGTTACCAGTAGTGCCCGGAGCTACAGCAGCCACCGCCGACGTGCCATTGCCGATCAGGACGTTATTAGCCGCAAGCGTAGCTGCACCCGTACCGCCATTGGCTACAGGCAAGATGCCAGTAACGCCAGTGGTCAGGCTTACTCCACTAATCCCACCAGTCGATGTAAGCGTCCCAGTGACTACAGCATTACCAGCCACAGTGACATTCGCGCCATTCGCCGTCAGCGCAGTAACGCCGCCAGACTGCAGCTCCAGAACACCAGAGCCGTCGCCAGTTACGACCGCGCCGCCAGTGGTATTGCTTGCGTTAATGGTTGTTGGCATTGGTTATTCCTTAGATATGCCGCTGGCGCGCTTGGAGCTGGGCGAGGAGTTGTGTGTAGATCATTATATGTCCTGTCTAAACAGTGGTGAACGCCACGCCGTTACCTGCGCCAGTGGGCAACGTAGTAGGATTAGAAAATATAGTGCCGAAGCCAGTGCCAGCATTCCAAGGATAGGCAGCGATGAATGGCGTAGTGCCACACGCTACGGCAATAGCATCTCCCGCAGGACTGAACGCTACGTCGTTATTGGTGCCAGCAGGCAGTGTAGCGGGATTAGTATACTTAGTGCCAAAACCAGTGCTGACGTTCCACGGGTAGGCTGTAATGAAGGGTGTTGTGCCGTGCGCCACAGCAATGGAGGTACCCGCAGGGTTAAACGCAACAAAGTTGGCACCGCCAGTAGGCAGCGTAGCTGGATCGGTATACTTAACGCCAAAACCAGTACCGACGTTCCACGGATAGGCGAAGATATAGGGTGAAGCGGTAGATGATGCAGCGATGGCATCACCAGCAGGGCTAAAAGCTACGCCACTGGTATTATTACCGGAGCCGCCCGGCAGCGTAGCTGGGTCTGCGTATTTAGTACCGAAACCCGTGCTGACGTTCCAAGGGTAGGCAGCGATGAATGGTGTATTGCTGCCCGTTACAACAATAGCATTACTGGCGGGGCTAAAAGCTACGCTAAAGCCAGTGGAGCCTGCTGGTAGTGTAGCTGGATCGGTATATTTAGTGCCAAAGCCAGTGCCGACATTCCAAGGGTAGGCAGAGATAAAAGGTGTAGTAGTGTGCGCTACAGCTATAGCGTCACCCGCAGGACTGAAGGCTACGTCGTTGCCTTGACCAGTAGGCAGTGTAGCTGGATTGGTATACTTAGTGCCAAAGCCAGTGCTGCTCCAAGGATACGCAGAAACAAAGGGTGTTGTGGCGTGCGCTACGGCTATAGCATTACCAGAAGGACTGAATGCTACCTCGTTGCCAGTGCCAGTAGGCAGTGTAGATGGATCGGCAAACTTAGTGCCAAAGCCAGTGCTACTGCTCCAAGCGTAGGCGGAGATGAAGGGGGTTGTAGTGTGTGCTACGGCTATAGGATTGCCAAAAGGCGCAGCCGTACCTGTTTGATAAAGATAATTTGCCATCCACTTAGTCGCGGTGACTTTAATCGCCATTAAGGTGTTGTTTGGCAGAACGGCTAAAGTCCCCGTTGTCCCACCACCAAAAACTAGAGTGTCGCTTGTAATATTAATCCCAACTCCTGTCCCGCCATTCTCAACAGTGAAAAGCACAACCGTACCAATAGGAAACGCAACACTAGAGTTAGCTGGAATAGTAAACGTGCGGACAGTAGCGTCAGACGCAGGGTGGAAGATCTGTTTACCAGCATCACCTAGAACCAGCGTGTAGTTAGCTGTTTGGATATTCTGTGGGTAGGCGACTGCTGCCGTACCAAACGCCAGTGCCCCACTACCATTAGTCTGCAATACCTGCCCGCTAGTCCCATCAGCAGACGGCAACGTAAACGTAGTATTCGCAGCAAGCGCATTCGCCGCTTTAACAGCCACATAGTTCACGCCATTAGCGGTAGCCTCAGGAAGCTGCAGCTCAGCGCCCGCGATAGCAGAAGCCGTGACCGCGAAAGGCGTTACCTGAGAGACAGCCTTCGACTGCGTGGAAGCGTCAGGAAACGTAATCCCAGCAGTGCCGTCAATGATCGTGCTCATATGGATTACTCCGTGGGTGTTACGTCTGCAGGTATCTCAGGCACTGGCTTTACCAGAACCCCATCGATCCAGCCATCGCCATTCACAGCGTCGTCAGGAACTTCGGTGTCGTAGAAGACTGCAACATCAGGGTGATAGATCTCCGTTGGCTCTGAGTGAGCTATGTCCCGGATACGTTCGTTTTCAATCCATGCCTTGCGCATATTAATATCCATCCGTCCACATCAGAACGACCATGCCAGAGCCGCCAGCGCCTGAGTTGTCACCACCTGCAGAACCACCGCCGCCACCCCCAAAGCCGCCACTGCCGCCTCTACCACTCCGACCGCCGCCACCACCGCCACCTAAGCCGCCAAAGCCAGCGTTGCAGCCGCGTCCACCGCCGCCGCCTCCGCCAACACCCCCCGAGCCGGCAGCACTAGTACCGCTGCCACCACCGCCACCAACGCCGCCACCGCCGCCGCTACTTGAACCACCGCCGCCTGATCCGTTAAAAATACCCGGAGAGACAAAAGCTGTAAGATAGTTAAATGTATCTGATACACTTGCTACACTGCTTCCGTTCTGGGTTACCCCACTGCCGCCACCCAAGCCGCCTATGGTCAGTATACCGTTACCGCCAGAAGTGGTTTCAGTATTAGTAGATTGAACAAAACTCGTCACGCCCGGAAACATAGATCCGCCGCCGCCGGTTGAAACATCACCCGTCCCTCCGCCGGGCGCGGATCTATCTCCACCAGAAAAAAGACCTCCGCCTCCAGTGCCCATGTTACTTACAACCGCAACGGTTGAGGAAAGAATGGAGCCACCAGCTCCGCCAAATCCGCCTCCGCCTGTGGCAATAGTAGTATGCGCAGCCGCGCCGTTTATTGATCCACCAGCGCCACCTGTACCAAAAATTGATCCCGCGCTGCCGCCACCAGCGCCAAAGCCGTTAGAGTTATTAGCTACCGTTTTTCCGCCCCCAGCGCCGCCAGACGCCGTGAAAGAGGATCGAATAGTAGAACCGGAAGTTCCGGCACCGCCCGCCCCTCCTGCGATTACTACAGCAGTATTAACAGCTTGTTGCAAACCACCACCGCCACCTGTCGCTGTGAGCAACGCGCCAAGGGAAGAGGTGCCTCCTGCATTCCCGTTCGCCGTAGAGGAAACGGCAGCGCCGCCCGAACCAACCGTGATAGTTGGCAGAAGTTGTCCGGGAACAACATCGATTATTCCGGTAGCAAATCCTCCTCCGCCGCCGCCAGTTCCTGTTGTAGTGATACCGCTATTAAATCCACCCGATCCGCCAGCGCCTACAACAAATGCGTAAATTTGAAATACGTTTTGGGGAACAATGAAATCATTGTAAGCTCCCGGAATAAAGTAGGCGCGACTGCTAGTCCACGTTGCAGGAGCAATACGAGTCGCATAGTTAGGCGGAAGCGGATAGCCGTAAGTTCCCCGGTTCATCAGTAGTTACCTCCGTATGCTGTGATCCTAAGGCCAGTCTGAGCAACGCTTATGGCTGCGCGCAGCGAATATCCAGTAGGCAAGTTCAGCGGCATGATGTTCGCATTACCGTTGCTTGACAGCGCAAGAGTAAATGCCGGAGCAGTCGTGCTGCTCGTTACGGCCTGTACAGGAACCTGCTGCCAAAGAATGTAGTTTGTCCCGTCGAATACGAACAGGTTAACCAAACCAGCCACCGTCGTCGCAACGCCCTGAATTTCAATATAATCGATACGGGTGCCCGATGCGCCTGCCGTCAGGATCGAACCAATCGTGACTGGTGCTGTAAGTGATGTATCAGCCGCCGTCAGGTTAACTGATCCGAAGACTGGGGTTGAAGCATATTGAGCCGAAGTAGCCATTTACCGTTCCTTAAATTATCCCAAGCGCCGACTGCGGATTGCCGGGTGAAGTGTTGCCGCCGTTTACAAATAATACAAATGATTCCGCGCCGATAACAGCAGCTTGTGAAACCCACGTAGTGCCGTTTGAAGTAAGAATGTTACCAACAGTTCCAGAGGAAGACAGCCCTGTGCCACCGTTCGCAGCAGGCAATACCCCCGTCAGGCCACCCGTAGCCGTAAGCGTCCCGGCCACAGTGACGTTTGCTCCGGTTGCCGTCAGCGCAGTGGTGCCGCCATTCGTTTGAAGCACCAAATTGCCAGTCGTGTCGCCATTAACGACAATCGCCTGACCGCTGGTTGTTCCGGCTGTAATCGTA